TTCAGTTGATTTGGATATACGAGCTACAATTTCTTCGCCAGTTACAAGCTTAAAAACTTTAACTGTATCATCGTCGTATTCTACTTGTACTTCATCTGTCATAGTGTTACCTCGAATACATCATAATTAAACTTTTCTCTTTTATATATCTTCATACGTTCAATAGCATGAAGAAGAGTATAATTCTTTTTTTGTCGCACGTGCATATCATCTGCAATATCATAGAGAGTAGTTGCACGGCCATCTTCAGACTTCCGCAGGCCGCGTCCAATGGACTGTAATACTTTTACCTGAGACTTAGATGGTGAAGCGAAAATAATGTTATGTAGATTCTTAATGTTTACACCCGTGGAAAACGTGCCAAGGCTAGCAACAATAATAGCATTTTTTTGTTTTTCGACGATCCCACGTATTTCTTCTCTGATGTCAGCATCGACCTCACCTGACACAAAGAAAACTTTACGCCGTTCATGTGCTTTATCTTTAATCATATCATAAAGAATTTTGCCGTGCTTTTCTACAAACTGAAATAGAACAAGTGTATTACCTTCCTGATCTAGCGCTAGGTTTTGAATTAATCTATTACGCTTAACGTTACTGACAAGGTAATCAATCTCGTAGTGGTAATCCTTACTATTTATGATGTCTCTGCATACCTCAGGAGGATACTTAAGCAAAAGAACCTTGATTTTAAGTTGTGCTAGAGTGTCTGCATCCATCAGCTTTTTAGTGGTAGTTACATTATAGACTCTACCGAACAGACCTTCTAGAACAAGCTTATGAGTCTGTGTTCCATCCAGTGTACCAGTAGTGCCAAACCGAAACTCTGCTTCACGTGACTTGTTCATAATGCCAGCCAGCGACTTAGCTTTAAAGTTATGCACCTCATCACCGAATACAGCACCAAACTGCTCGAACCAGGTACCTGGAAGCTTGTAGATCGACTGCCATGTAGAGATAAACACTTGCTCAGGTACGTTATGCTTAGGCATGCCGGAGTAGATACGATGACACATTTGCGATACATCAAAGTCATCATTCTGTGCATACTCTTCAAAGTCTGTATACATCTGCTGTACAAGTGAGGTTGTAGGTACCACAATGATTGCACGCTTATTGTGGTTTTCCAGGTACCACCGCATTAGAATATAGATAATCAGAGACTTACCTGAACCCGTAGGTGACAGTAAGATAAGTCGTTTAGACTGGATAGCCTGAGCCACTGCATCAAACTGATAATCTCGTGGTTCAAATGGTAGATTTAAAGATTTAATGAACTTTGCCAGATCTCTAGGATCCACGGCAATATTGCTATCAGGACGTCCATATGTAGTATCATGATCAAGATCAATCGTATAGTTACGCGGACGGATAAACTCGTCTAGGTATTCATATAAACCACAAGGGAGCTCTTGTTTCTTAATGTCATACAGTCGTACCTTACCGTCCCACCCTCTTTTAAAGGCAGGCATGTACTTAGCACCTGGTACTTCGAATGAAAAAAAGTCATTCAACTCGTTTGCAATATGAGGCTCGGATACTACAAGGAGTTGTGAATGGTTCTTTTTACGTACGTGTAAGGTATTCGCTTTTAATTCCATTACTTGAGCTTAGGTCTCATGCTAGATGGCATTTGAAACAGTGCATTGACATTACCACTAATAACATCCCGAGCAAATACTGTCCAACAAATTACATTATCATCTGGATAGTTTTCTGCAATGAATTCTCTAAAGCTCGTACCAGTTGTATAAACATCATCCACAATCAGTACGGGATCATCGGGATTACCAGTAGAGTGCTTATCAAGCATCTCACCCAATCTAACTCCACCACGTGGAATACCTACAGCCTTACGAAAAGGTCTGGTCTCGTATTCCATAATCATCTTAGCGAGACATCGCCAGTCATCAGTGTAAAGGGCATCCATCTCGATTTTCCATCCAAGCTTAAGACCTGCATGGGAAATAAATTCTTCGTCATCAAATAAAGCCAAGTAACTCATCCTCCAGATTCTTTCAATAATTTTTCATAGTATCGTTTTATCATACTATCTTTCTGGTCTTCATCTATATATCCTCTTGCTAAGAGGAAGTTTATACAAATCAGTTCCCCGCCTCAAACATTCTCCATGAAATCATATTTTTAATTACTTGATGTCGCCATCGTAAATTGTTAATGATTTCGTCTAAGGTACTTATAATTGTCTTATAGTACGTAATTTTTTCCTCTGATTTTTGAATATCAGTATCAGAGTCGTAGTAGTGATCCATATCACCTTTTAAAACTCTCAGTCCATTGAATGGATCAAAGTCCCATCCTTTCTGCTGAATAGTCTCTTCGTCCATCTTACCATTGTAATACAGCCATTTATCCTTGAGCAAAGTCTTTTGATCTAGCTCAGCCCTTTTAAGTCTAAGCTTTGTCAAAGAATGAATTTCTAGATACTTTGCATGTAAGGAAGGGGTTTTACGGGACTCTTCATCCAAGTTCATTTCTTCGATGATACAGTCTTCTTTCCACATCTCTAGGATGCTTTCCAAATCAAGTTTCATAATAAGTCCAGATTAAGTTTTTAACTGGGTGTATTATATCACAGTTTAAGGAATAAAGATACCTTTATCCTACGAATTCAAAACCAGTAAACGAGAATGAAGCACTAAACGTTAAATATTCTACTGTAGAAGCGATAGAGGTAAGCTCGACACCGCTTAAAGCTACAGGATTACACCCTTTGTAAATAATTCTTTTGGTTTGATTGTTATGGCTAGATAAGATAGAAACTGAGATGTCTGCTTGAGTTGGAACTTCTGGGTTTACTCTTCTAGTTCTAGATCCCTGTGGCACAAAGTCTTTGTTGACAATGTCTTCCATCCAATTATAAAGCTCTACGTATGACTCAATATCTTCATCTAATATAAACTGAATGTTAAGCTCAGAATAATCTAAAGCATCTCCGGGCATATTGACATTTGCAATTCTAGGAAAAGGATTAGTTGGTCCTGTTAAAGTCACATCCGGGTGAGAAACAGATTGAGCAAAGAATTCCAAATTAGGATAATTCACCCGATCGATAATTACCCTAAATCCAGTAGGCTGTAAGTAATTCTTATTTGTAGTAAGCTCTGCCATTCCGCACTCCATAAAAAGAAAGGGTGGACCTTTCGATCCACCCTAGTATTTATAATCGACTTATAGTTATTATTATAGTTTAGCCGAGGATGTTGTCCACACGGAACACACGGTAGTACTGGTTGGTAGCCGCAGTAGCCAGACCGTTTGCAGGAGTGGTACCAACAAATGGGTTGGAAGCCATGCCGTAACGAGTCTTGAAGGCCATCTTTGGCTGGAAGCTGTTTTCACCAACCGCACGAACCATCGTCAGAGGTACGTATGGACAGTAGAATACACCAGCATCGTATGCGTTAGCACCTTTGTAACCAACAGTTACGTAGTCACCTACAGAGTAAGGATCAACGTATACCTTCATCTTACCGTTCAGTACACCAGCGAAAGTGTTACCGGTGTCGTCAACGTTCAGGTTGGTCGACATTGCAGGAGAGTAGTCCAGCATGCCGGAAGCTGCCAGAGCGGAAGCTACGTCAGACGAACAGATGATAAAGTTACCCTTACCACGACGGGTTTCTTTAGCGATCGTGTTTGCTTCACGCTCGATCTGCATGATGAGTCCCTTGAACTTCTCAACAGACCAACGACCGTCAGCATCCAGATCCAAGTCGAAGATACCATCTACGTTGATACCAGTCTGGGAAGCACCCAGCTTAGCTTGGGAGTTGATGGTACGAACAACTTCACGGTTGATTTCAGCCAGAATTTCAGCAGACAAGATGTTTGCCAGCTCAGTTTCAGCGTCGAGACCGTGAATTGCCTTCAGATCTTGTGCCAGTTCCATGGTGTACTCAGCCTTCAGAGCACGTGTCTTAGCTGTTACAGTCTGCTTTTCAATGGTGAATCCCATTTCGTTGAATGGGTTCGAGCCACTGTCACCCAGAGCTTCACCGTCAGGGGTCGCGAAACCTCGACCGGTCAGAGTGGTGTTACGCTCGGAGTCGAGAGTACCAGCATCAGAACCACCGGTAATGCTTTCAAGACCAGAAGGACCGTTAGCATTATCGTGAGCAGGAGAAGCATCACCAGCATAAGCAGTAAGAGCTTCGTTGAACAGTGCTTCGTTAACTTTTGCACTATCAACTGCACCATGACCAGTAGTCTTGTAACGGGACTTCATCGCAAAGATGAGGCCAGTAGGACCGGTCATTGGCTGTACACCACATACATCGTAAGCCATCAGGTTAGGCATAGCACGACGTACGAGCGAGATCAGTACGGGGTTAAAGTTAGCAGCTGCGGAAGTAGCGTTAGCTGGTGCGTCCTCGTTCAGTGCCCCGAACGTACCTTGCATAGCTTCTTCACGCATAGCAACTTCCTGGTTCTCCAGGATAGCTGCAGTTACCTGCTTGCGGTGATAATCAGAAATAGGACCAGCGGTTTCTTCGTTAAGTACTGGCGCCCACTTCTGTACGAGTCTATCGTAAGAGATTTGTGGAGTCATTTTTATACACCCTTTTTTGTATAGTTATTGCTTGTGAGATTGTCTTAATGCAGAAATGTAACGGGACATAGTGTCAGAAACTTCAGTTTCTTCAGCTTCATCCATAGACTCTTCTACAAAGGTTACTTTTTTCTTGGTGAAGTAAGATTCTTTGATCGTTTCGACTTTCGATGCGAAAGTTTCAGGATCTTCAAAATCTAAATCTTCAGCCAGGGACTTCAACTTTTCTACTTGAGTTTCTGCCAGGTCACGAGAGTGCTCACGGATGATAGCATCACGCATAAGCTGTTCCATAACTTGGTTTTGCTCGATAGCAGTTTCAGTGGCTTCATTAAGTCTTGATTCAAGGTCAGTAACTTGCTCAGAGAGGTCGTCAACCAGGTCAACCTTAGACTCTGGAACTTCGATGTAGGACTCAGTAAAGAGGTCCTTCAGCTTGCCCATAAAGTCTTCAGCGATCTCGGTACGAATACCGTTTTCGATTGCCAACTTGTTCTCTTCCATGAACTTTTCTACAACGTAGTTCATGTATCCGTCAACCTGCTCGATCATTT